GCCTGATGTTTCTAATTCAATGTCACCTGCTTCGTTTGTAGCTGCTGGAGTCCATAATGTATTGTTTTCTCTATCGCACCATTGTACCTTTCTAGGATTGCCACCTGCTCCAAGAGCAAATAAGAATCTTTCTTCTGTAACTACAATAGCTTCATTATTAGTAGGTGCGTTTGTAACAACTGCTGCTAACGCTCCTGTATTTAACTGCCATTCGTATATCTTGCCGTCATCCCTTGTGCATCCAACTAAGTACTCTCCCCAGTTATCTAATGACCATGTGGTGGCTTGTGCTGGTGTTGAATCTTCAGCTCTTGGCTGTCCGTAGTATTCGTAACCATAGAATCCAGTACCGAATCCAAATTCTTCAGTAGTACTTTCTTGTCCTGCTGTAAATCCAGTTGGTGTGATGTCGTATTGAACTCCTGAAACATTATAAACATAAAGTTTATTATATGTTCCTAAGGCTACCCATCTATCACCAGAATTATCTGTCCAAGCTAACATACCTCTAACTTTAGCAGCAGAAGCAGTGTCGCTTTTTTGTTGCCATCCGCCTATCGGTCTCATGGTGTTGTTTACCCAGCGTACTAAGTTAGCATCACGCCAACGATTAGAGCTTTGTAAGTCCGTTCCGTTTCGGTAGACTCCAGCAGGTAATTCTATAGGTACGAGTGCCATTAGTCGTTAGTATCGTTTTCTGCTTCTAAAGTATATTGTCTGGTAGCTAGAGCAGAACCACTGCCAGTATTGTTATCCCATATTTTTATTTCTATGACTGTTGATTTTACTGTTCCGTCAGTAGAATTACTTAACTGCCATGTTTGGTCACTTGCTAGTGATAAGTAAGAATTAAGCGTTCCTGATGTTAAATTATCACCAGATATCTTGGTTGCATAGACATAATAACCAGACATTCCACTTCTCGGTATAATCCAGTCTGTGCTTGTGTTCATTTGAACGTAAGAGCTAGAACTATTGACTGGTGCTTCGCTTCCTAAAGCATAAATGTAACCATCTGCGCCAACTCTAAGACCTGCTGTAGCTGTGCTTAATGAGTAATCGTAGATAGATGGTGATATGGCTGATAAAGTAAATACGATATTACTTTTGCCATAAAAGTTTGAAATGCTTATTGCTCCTGATGATGGAACGCCAGATGCTACTCCATAATATTCGCTTAGTGAGTGTGGAGTTGAACCACCAAATTCACCAGCTATGTCTCCGATTGAGATTGCGCCTGATGATTGTAGAGCCATTAGCTCTCCTCAAGTTTTTTAACTTTCTCTGATAATTCCTTAACTGCTTCAATTAAATAGCCTACTAGATTTCCGTAGGCAACTGATTTAGTTCCCATCTCGTCATCAGCAGTATGGACAAGTTCAGGAGCTATTTTTTCTAACTCTTGTGCAATGACACCGCTTCCAGCTTTGCCATCTTTTGTGAAGCTAACGCCTCTCATTTGCAATACTTTAGAGCCGTCAAGGGTTTCTACATTATCTTTGAGTCTTTCGTCTGAATAAGCTGTTACGTCTCCTGAAGCTGTAAAACTACCCGTAAACGAACCTGACATAGCCAAACTTACTGAACCTGATGAACCACCGCCAGTCAATCCATTACCTGCGGTAACGCCAGTGATGTCTCCTGTATTGGTAGTGTAACCAGCACTTCCTGAGACTGAAGTTACACGACCATAGGCATCTACTGTTATTGCGCTAATGCCTGATGAATAAGTAGCAGCTCCTGCTCCTGATGTAGCAAGAGAAAGTGTACCTGTTGAGGTAATTGTTCCGCCTGTTAATCCTGTTCCTGTGGCAACAGAGGTTACTCCTGATGATGTAACGTAACCTGAATTGTTAGTAAACTGAGATATGTTTCCAGAGCAACTTGATAAAGCAACTCCGCTCATTGAACCACCTGTAATAGATACAGAGGAACTTGCTTGTGTAGAGATGCTTCCTAATCCAAGATTAGTTCTAGCTCCTGATGCGTCTGAAGCACCAGTACCACCATCTGCAACGGCTAGGTCCGTGATACCAGATATAGTACCACTAGTAATATTAATACCAGCAACAGCAGTACCGCCACCCAAGAGAGAGTCGATATCGTCAAAGTTATCATTTAACTTATCCCCCCAAGTGTCATTAGATGCACCGACTTCAGGTTTTGTTAGCGAATAATTAGTTGTTGTTGCGTCTGCCATTTATATTACCTCAATGATAAATTATATCACATTACTTGCTTGGCATTTTTGCCTTGCCGATATTTATTGCAAAGATTTCAAGTATTTTGTAAGCCTTTGATAACAATTCATCATCTTTAGGCGTTGGTGTCATGGCACATACGATTGATGCGACCATAACGATATCAGGTATCAGGTTTATTAAGAATATTACTTTATCCATCTTTTTTCTCCAATGTTTCAATCAGCTCTTGCGTAAATGCGTTTTGAGCCTTGAGGATTTGTTCGTGTTTGAATCTTAACTGATTTGCTTGAGCTTGACAGTCGTTGATTTGATTTATGAGATACTTCTGACTATCTGATAAATCATCCTCTTTGTAATCTTTACCATCAATGTTAACTACTCTTGCTGTTTCTGACATATTTACTCCTATGTGTTTTCTAATGCTGTTATTCTTGCTTCTAGTTCTTGTATGGTTTTGACCAATAAAGGAACTAACTTGCTTTGGTCAATGCCTTGATATTTAGGATTGCCTTCATCATCGACTGCATCCTTCTCGCCATGTATAGCTTCAGGAACAATGCTACTTACTTCGTGAGCTAAAAAGCCATCGACAGTTGTATTTGCATCTGCAATAAAATTAAATCTTGCAGGTTTAAGTTGCTTGAGTCTGGTTGTAGCATCCCAATCGTATTCTACATTTTCTTTTAATCTATAGTCTGAAGATGTTACATAATTTGTTGTTGTACCACCTGTAGTGTTGATTTCTCCAACCTTACCATCAGCAGTAGTATAAAATTCAACAAAATGATTATTACTAGGATTGGGTTGTAAATTAATACGACCAGTTTTACCAGTTGTGGCAATCTGTAAGAATCCACTACTATCTATCCTCATGCGTTCTGTAACACTGCCACCAGAGCCAGTATAAAAATTGATGTAACCAGTACCATTCGTGCTTGAATCAGACTCTGCCGCTATCTGAATAACACCAAGCATTTCGGCAGCACCACCTGCACTTGCCCCACTGGTTGCTCCAACAATTTGCATAGCAGCACTGTTTGTTGTTGTTGCCGTTGTTTGTCCGTAAAGAACAGGATATCCACCACCCGCTCGCATATTTAAAGCTGTATAGGTTCCACCAATTCCAGAAACATCTAAACCGCCAGAGCCTATAACAACGTTGCCTGATGTGTCGATGCGCATGGCTTCAGAGGCATTAGCATTTGATGCTGATATGCCAAAACTCAATGCACCAGATGGAGTAGTGCTAGAAACAACTTCATTTACTGCTCTTACAAAAGCAACATTATGTTCGCCTATACCTGAAGTATCGCTAGTTCTAAACGCCAGCTCACCTAAAGTTGTATCGGAAGATGTCCAGCTTTTATTTTGGGTGTCTTTAATTGTTAAAGTTGGAGTCGTTCCAGCAACGTCAAGCACTGAAACTGGACTAGTCGTACCAACACCCACTCGATTATTCGTTGAGTCTATATAGAGAGTACCAGCGTCTATGTTGAGGTCAACGCTTGAAGCATCTGCACTTATAAGACCACTTGTTACTTTTGTTAATGCCATATTAGTTACCCTCTAATGTTGTTATTCTTGCTTTTAAATCTTCAATGATTGTTTGCTGTTCTTGGATTGCTTTGAGCAAGAATACAGATAGCATACTGTAGGGTATATTGTCTGGCTGTGGCGTATCATAGCCCTCAACCTCTTTTAAATTTACAAGTTCTGGTATCTGCTCAAAAACTTCTTCAGCAATTAAGCCATAGCATGATTCACCTGTAGCTATCTCATCAAATGTAACAGCTCTTAAAGCATTAACCTTATCTAACATTGATGGTAAATCTTGTATGTTTTCTTTATACCTTCGTGACGAAGTTTGATAATAGATTAAGCCATCTGATGTATTAAATCTTACATCTGAATTGGCACTAGCAGAACCAAGCATTGAAGGGTTATATAAATAACCAGAGGAGTCTATCCTGAGGCGTTGTGTTGGCGAAGTATATGCATCATTTACTTGCTCAAGTCTAATGTCTCCAGTTGTTTTTGAAGTCCATCGCCAATACTTTTGGTTACTTCCTGCGCCTGAACAATATAGTTGTAAGGCAGGTGATGTAGAGCTAGATGCAGTAATCCCAGTTGCTACTGTGGCTAGTGAATTTCCTGTTACAGCACTTGTAGTCCCCACCAGCAAGTTACCTGATGAGTCGATGCGCATGCGTTCTGAGGCATTAACATCAAAACGCATATAGTCACCATTATGTTCATAAGTAATAAGACCGACATCTGCGTTATCTTGGTCTCCAAAATGAATAAAAGATGAACCTGTTGAGGAACCAAGTATTTGCATACCACAATATTGAGTATTATTTATTAAAAGTTTGATATTTGGGTCAAGACCACCTGTTGGTGCTGTATATGAAGAAGCTGCAATATGTGTTTTTACAGCAGGACTACTCGTACCAATACCTACGTTGCCTGCACTCGTAATCCTGACTTTTTCGCCTAATGTATTATCTAATGCAGTATGAAATGCTAAAAATGAATCTGCACCACCTGCTGTTGTATAGTCACCTTCTTTACCTGCTACGATTCTTGGTGCTACAGCTATGCCTGATGCAGCATCTCTCCAGCCTAAATAAAGCTGACAAGTTTCATTAGTTGAACTTGCTGTAGCTTGTGTTGAATTAAAGAAATAATGTACTGCATCTCCATCTACTGCTTGATGCGCTGAAAATGCACCACTTATGCTAGAAATACCTGTTGTTCCTACTTGTAGAGTTGTAAGAGGATTCGTGCTAGCAATACCTACGTTCTGGCTGGAATCAATCGTAATCGCTGTGCTGGTTGCGTTATCGTCTATACCTATAGAAGTAAATGCACCATTAACGGTAGCTGCATTACTAAAAGTTACATTGCCTGTAAAGGTTCCACCTGTTGAAGCAGGAACCATGTCAGCAGTTGTAAAGGATTTAAAGGCATAGATATTTACCTCGTCATTTAAGACTGCACCTGTTGCTAATACCACACTGGTACCACTGGTAGCGGTATAATCTGTGCCATCCTCTAAGACAACACCGTTGACAGTAACCATTAAGTTACCGACAGAATAAGATAAGCTAGCAGCATTGTCATCAGATCCACTGAAAGTTGTTTGGCCTGATGTTGCTGTATAGTTATAAGTTAAGAATGAGACACTGCCTGCACTTGAAGCAGGAATCCAGTTAGCCCCATCATAGACACGCATTTCATTAGCGGTACTATTAAAATATAAAGCACCTGCTACCAGGGGATCGCCATCATTATCTACTGTAGGATCACTGGCTTTAGTTCCCAGGTACCGATCATCAAAGTAATCATAACTAGCAGCAGCACTGGCAGCACTAGCGGCTGCTGATGTTGCTGAGTTAGCGGATGCAGTAGCACTGTTAGCTGAGTTAGTCGCTGAAGTAGCAGCATTACTCTCAGATGTTGCAGCATTGCTTGCACTTGTGGCAGCAGCACTTGCACTGTTAGCAGCATTGGTCTCACTGGTTGACGCATTACCTGCTGAAGTTCCAGCATTAGTCGCTGAAGTAGCGGCTGAAGATGCGCTTGTT